AATGGAGGTAAGTATGAACACTGAGATGAAACAACTTGGATAGCGCATCCGCGCCGACGTCTTCGAGGCGCTGCGTGAGCTGTCAAAGCAGGAGCGCATCAGCATGGCAAGCCTGACAGAGCGCGCCATCCTGCGCCTGCTCGACGAGCATGGCGTGGAAGTGCAGCGTGGATGAAGAGTTTACGCCGACGCCGGAGCAGCAGGCAGAGATGTCAGCGGTTGCCAGCAACACGATGTCCGAGGTCAACGCGCTGATGCGTGACATGCTGGCGATCACCGAGCGCACCGAGATGCCGGATCTCGCCAAGGTGTACGCGCTGGGCGCTGCGCTGCAGTCAGTGGTCGGCTTTATGCGCCAGCATAACTGCGACGTGCAGGACGCCATTGCGATGACCATGGGGATCATATTCGAGACGTACAGCACGCCAGATAAGGAGGACATGCATTGAGCATCGTAACGTGTGGCATAGACTGCGGCTACCGCACAGGCGGCGTGGCGCTGATCGGTGAAAACTGGTCGGAGGTGCATGACCTGCCCGTCTACAGCGAGGGCGGCGTTGACGTCGTGGCGCTGATGGATATTCTCACGTCGGTGGATCGGCTCGATCACATATGGATCGAGAAGCAGCAGGCGATGCCAAAGCAGGGCGTCAGCTCGACGTTCAAGCTGGGGTATGCGTTTGGCCAGATCACGACGACCGTGGCGCTGTCGCGCACGCGCTACACCATGGTGACGCCGGTCGTGTGGAAGCGGGCCATGAATTTGCCAAAGGATAAGGACGCGGCGCGTCGCATGGCGCAGCAGTGGTTCCCCGACAGGGCGAGCGAGCTGAAGCGCAAGAGGGATGAACATAGAGCAGAGGCGCTGCTGATAGCGCTGTATGGAAGGGGGAAGGCGTGACCATATCAACAACCATGTCCAACGAGGAATACCACCTGAGCGACGCGCTCAGCGCCTCTGGGGCCAAGACAATCGCCATGAAGTCGCTGGCGCATTACAAATACGCCGAACGTAAGGAAAGCAGCGCTTTCGACGTGGGCACGGCCACGCACACATTGGTGTTCGAGCCGAGTTTAGCGTCCAGCGTATGGTGCGGACCGGAGACGCGGCGCGGAAAGGAATGGAGCGAGCGCAAGGCGGAGGCCGAGGCCAACGGCGCGCTGCTGCTAACGGAGGGCGATTACAAGATTGCCGTGGACGCGGCAAACGCGGTGCGCAGCAATAAGGAGGTCGCCAAGCTTTTGACTGGCGATCTGGTCTGCGAGGCCAGCCTGTTTGCGAAAGATGACCGCACTGGCGTCAACATGCGCGTGCGTCCAGACGGGTGGCGTCGTGATATCGGGGCTTTGATCGATTTGAAGACGACCATAGCTCCAGATCCCGAAGGCTTTGCCAAGCAGGTAGCCAACTTTGGATACCACATTCAAGAATCTTTTTACCGTCGGGCAATGGGCTTGCTTGGCCATGAAATAGACAGATTTATCTTCATCAGCGTAGGCAAGGAAGCGCCTTACCCTGTTGGAGTTTACGAGCTAGACTGGAGTACGCTTAACGAAGGCGATGCTGCAGTTCAGAGCGCGCTAGAGCAATTCGCGATAGCGCAAAACACGGGCGTCTGGGGATACGGGTATGGGGAGCTGCAAACGCTTCAAATACCACGCTGGGCGTTCAAATTCACGGCGTCACACGGCGCATAAACACGGGCACACAAAGTCAAGGAGACACACATGCCAATATCTTTCGGTGAAACATCAGGCGATAGCAGCAACGCTTATATTCGCGTAAACCTGCCACAAAACCGCTGGACAATGCACGCAGGCGGCGACCCCGTCGAGCTTGACATGGTTAAGGGCATCGCCATTGACGTCAAGAATGTAAAATTTGGATGGCTAAAAATCGCCGTCGGGATGCGCGACTGGCAGGAATGGCCGTCGCCAAACCGTGCGCTGCCAAAGCCAACCGAGATAGACGCGGAGGGCAAGCCTGCATATAAGCAAGGCTTTGACGTTAATTGCTGGACGTCTGACGGCACCAAGGCCCAGTTCAGCAACAACAGCTACGGCACGGGGCAGTTTATCGCCAAGCTGTACAACCAAGCGGAAAACGCGCCAGAGTTTAATCAGGGGATGATCCCCGTTGTCAGCGTCACTGCGTCAACGCCTGTGGCTGTTGGTAAGGGTACGTCATACGACGTGGGCTTCACCATCGTTAAATGGATCTCGCCCCCCAGCGAAGCGCCTGCAGCGCCTGCGGCACCGGCCCCCGTAACCGACGTTGTAGATGCGGACGATTTTACGTTCTAACAAAAGTTACAACTGCGCCCGCTACGGCGGGCGTGGCAACATAAAAACGGGGAAGCGGGATGAGCGTAAACTATTTTCAGAAAGTAAGGGAAAGCGTCGTAACCGAGATCGGCATGGCTCCGCAGGGGCGTCGCAACGAGGCGCTGAACCTAGCGGCATACGCGCTGGGTCGGCACGCGCACATGGACGCCGCCAACATTGATAGCAGCGTCATAGACTTGCACACGGCGGCCAAGGCAATCGGGCTGCAAGAGCACGAGATCAAGGCAACCATTGGCAGCGGGTTCAAGCGGGGCAGCGAAAACCCGAAGACGCTGGAGAACGATGACGCGATGCCGTTTCAGCCGAGCGAGATGGATCGCCTGATCGTAAGGCTTGCCAGCAAGGATCTGCTGATCCGCGACGAGGAAACGCGCGCCGAGAAAATCGCAAAGGCGCAGGCCGCGTGGGAGCGCAGCGTGCCAATATCACGCGAGAATAAGGACGCCGTCAGACCGGCGCTGCTGTACCTAAATAACCGTGGAATGCGAGCAGGCACGGCGGCGGGGGTCGCGCGCTTCAGCCCCAGCTTATACGATGGGCCAGCGATACTGTTTCCCGCAACCAACGCCGAGGGCGACGTCTGCGGCGTGCAGGCGGTGCTGCTAACGCCGAACGGGAAGAAGCGCGAGCATAACAACATCAACAAGTATTCACGCGGATCACTGGTCGGCAATGCCATGCGGATCGGCGACGAGCATGAAGGTGGCGCGATCATATTGGTCGAGGGGCCAGAGGATGCGCTGAGCGTAAGACAGGCGATCATGGGCCAAGTTGAGGCGACAATCCTCTGCACGTTTGGAAAGGCTGGCATGAAGACGCTTAAGGCGCCAAGAGCCAGCGACGTCACGATCTGCGCAGACCCTGACCTCGACGTGGAGGCGGTCGCAGACGTGCTGCGCGGCGACGGCAGCACCGACGTCCACGTCGTGCGCTTCGACGCGCTGGGCGTGGAAAACGTAAAAGATGCCAACGACTACCTGCAGGAGGCGGGCGCGGAGAAGCTGCGCGAGGCGCTGGCGCTGGCAAAGCCGGTCGAGGAAGTAAAGCAGGAGCGCATCGCAAGCGAGCGCCAGTGGCCGACGCCATATGAGCCCGTAGATCCGGCATCCATACCAGCGCGTCGGTGGATTTACGGCCAGCATTACATTCGCAGCAATGTAAGCGTGCTGGCCTCTGCGGGCGGCGTTGGCAAAACGTCATTACAAATTTTGGAAAGTCTGTGCATCACGACGGGCAAGCCGCTGCTTGGCGAGGCGGTGCATGAGCGGTGCAACGTCTGGGTCATCAATCTGGAAGACCCGCTGGAGGAAATGCAGCGCAGATATGCGGCGACGATGCTGCACTATGGCATCGCGGCGGAAGAGGTGCGAGGGCGCTTGTTCCTTGACGCTGGCAGAAGCCTCAACATGGTGTTTGCCAATCAGGGCCGCGAGGGCACCGAGGTGAACGACGAGATGCTTGACTACATGGCCAAGATGATCAAGCAGAACAATATCGGCGTCATGTTTATCGACCCGTGGGTCGGCGCAAATATGATAAACGAAAACGACAACGTGGCCATGAACGCGGCGGTGAGCGCCGTGCGCAGCGTTTGCGACGAGACAGACTGCGCCGCTGGTCTGGTGCATCACATCCGCAAGGGCAACGGCGACGAGGCAACCGTGGACAGCGTCAGGGGCGCGGGGTCGCTGATCGGGGCGGCGAGGGCGGCGCGGGTCATCAATAAGATCAGCGCGGAAGACGCGCAGAAGCTGGGCGTGTCTGAGGATGAGAGCCTCGGCATATTCCGCGTGGACGACGGCAAGGCAAACTTGGCACCGCCAGCCGCAAAGGCGGTATACCGGCGCATGGTGGGCGTGCAATTGCCAAACATGGAATACGTCGGCGTGGCCACCGAGTTTACGCTGCCGGATCTATTCGAGGGCATCACGGCGCGGCACACGATGGCCGTGCAGCGCGCGGTGGGTGAGGCGGAGGCCAACAGCGAGCCGCTGCGTGAAAGCGCGCAGGCAAAGGCGTGGGTGGGCCACGCCGTGGCGCAGGTGCTGGATCTCGACATGGAAAAGAAAAACGAAAAGGCGAAGGTGCGCGACGTCATCAAGAAATGGCTGTCGTCGGGCGTGCTGCGCAAGGCAATGGCGCACAGCAATCGTGACGGCAGGGAAGTGCCGTGCATTGTGGTGGGTGACTGGATAACAGGAGAGGAGGCTGGGATATGATGGCCAGCGTGATGGGTGGCGTCGGGGGCATTTCCGCACGTTCCGCACTTACCGCACTTGCGGTGCGGCGGGGTTCGGTAGGTGCGGTAAATAATGCTCAAAACCTTCCGCCGCACCACTTGCATATATATATGCAAGGTGCGGAGAGAGGTGCGGGCGTATTTATTCTGGGTGCGGTGAAAGGTGCGGGAGGGCATGGTCATGGCTGTTAAGAAGGGGCGTCGGCCCACAGCTAAGCAGATAGCGGCAAAGGGGAAGTTTACGGTTGGCGAAAGGACGGAGCCTATACCGGCGTCTGTCTGGGGTCAGCTTGAGCCGCTGGATCGGGTGGCGAGGCAAATGACAGAGCGGTGGGGTGATACGCTGCCTTCGCTGGTCACGCCTGAGCTGGCAGGCAAGTTCGAGGCAGCCTATGAGGCGCTCAAGCAGGCGGTCGTGGATTGTGATGTCGTGCGGACGAATAAGATCGCCACGCAGCTTATGGTTGGATGGCAGCGCATGGAGGAGCAGGCGACGCAGGCGGGGCACAAGCCGCTGTCGCCTCACGCTTGGTGCGTGGAAGTGGATGGCGGGCAGATCGTGTGCTTCGCAAGGCAGGGATGCGCTGAGCTGCGGAAGAAGCATCCGCAGTGGGTGGTGTATTCGTTCGAGGATGCGGCGTGTATACTGAAGCAGCATTTCAGCGAGGCGTTTCTGCAGAAGGCGTTTGAGACGTTTCCCAACGCAAAGGTGACGCGTGTGGTGGACGAAAGTGGCAACGGAAATATAGAGGATGATATTCCATGGTAACGAGGGAAGATATTTTGCGGACGGCGGGCGATCTGATCACGGGTGACAGGCAGCGGACATATGGCTCCGCAAAGGCGTCGCACGCGACCATCGCTGGCATGTGGTCAGCATATCTCGGCGTGCCTGTGACCGAGGTGGACGTGGCGGCGATGATGGTTCTGCTGAAGGTATCGCGTTCGCGCTCAAGCGATCACTCGGATAACTGGGTGGACGTGTGCGGGTACGCTGCGATAGCGGGTGAACTGGAGGCTGGCGATGGGTGAGATCGGAAAGGCGAAGATCGCGGCGATTAACGCGGTCGGCGAAGATGCGCTGTTCGAGAGGATGGCGCGCGGTGAAACCGTATCGACGATCATTGGCGAGTTAGATGTAGGCTGGAAGCTTTGGCACAAGTGGCTCGACGCTGAGCGTGGGCGCAAGGATCGATATAGAGCAGCGCAGGAGGCTGCTGGTCACTTCTTTGCGTCACGCGCGGTGGATACAGCGCAGAACGCTGATCCCGAGACGGTGAGCGTGTCGCGCCTGCAGGTAGACACGGACAAGTGGATCGCGTCGAAACTGAACCAGCAATACGACGTGCGCCAGAAGGACATCGCAATCAACATCAGCGTGAACGACTTGCACGCGCAGGCAGCGGAGCTGCTCGGCGATCTGGA